AGTTATCAAAATCTTTTGATTGTGCCTCAAAGATTCGTTGCATGTCTTCTTTATTGACATAACGATATCTACCATCTGTTTCTTCTTGAGACCAGAGTTCAGGTGATTTAGTTTCATTTAGAATTTGTTTGTACCCAACAATAATATCTTTAGGTGCAGTATCAAACTTCCAATACTTGTACTCTGTATTTTCGTCTGCAAGATCCTCAAGTTTACTTTGGAAGGCACGATCTGTTTGAGATTCCAAATCAGGTTCATCGTCTTCCTGTTTGCGTTCATCGTTTTGATTCTTCGGTGAAGATGTTGGTTTCAAATCAGGTTCATCGTCTTCCTGTTCATCCCAATCACCATCCATATCCAAATCATCAAAGTCAGCATAAATTGGATCTTCCTCGTCTTCATCTTCGAAGTCTTGAGGGTTTTCTTCTTTCATGCGTTGCTTGCGCTCTTCAGCCTGTTGTTTGGCATATGCATAAACATCTTGTGCCAATTCAATAACTTCTTCAACTGTTTCAGTACGCTCTGCACGATTCACAAATATCTTTTCATCAGGTGTGAATGTAACACCACAAGAGAATCCTGCTTTGAAGTATAAATTGATTTTGTCAATCAAGAGAAGATCTGCAAAGTTTTGGACTTGTTTAGTGCCAAAGAAATCACGATCGTTGAGTTGTCGGTATCCTTCATTCATGCGTTTACGCAATCCTGGATACTTGCGTTTGATTAGTTTCTCGATACGAACATCTTCGAGAACATTCATGTAACCCATAATCTTAGGGTTTTCTTTAATTGGGTCTGTATACTGGTCTAGCGTATATAATGCGTGACCAACTTCGTGCCCAATGAGCATGTCTTCAATTTCGGGAGTCATGTCTTTCCACATCGGAAGAGTCAACACTCGTGACTTGATGTCGAAAGATGCAGTGCGAGTTCTTGCACGAATCACTGAAAGATTTTCAGTGGCAAGAAGTCTTGCGGATAGATCAGATGCTTTCATTTCCATAATATATTTATTCTCCGAATGCCATTTCAAATTCGTGCTGGGTTAGCAGTGTTTCAATTTGTGCACGATTACCTAATTTCACAGGCAAGATTTCTACAATCTCAAGTGCATCTTCGTATCCGTAGTCAGCACACAAACATGCCAATTCAAAGTCATCAAAACCACTCCATTGATTTTCCATAATTTTCTCCATAACGATAGATTGAATTATGGACTAAAATTGAATTAAAGACAACAATTATTTTTACCCCGAATCTACAGGGGTTGAAGGGAGAGTGACTACTTACTAAGTTGCAATAACTGAAAAATCGTTGCGTTTTTCAAACTTAATAACGGATCTAAACTTGTCAAACAGTTGATCACCTTTGTGAGAGATTACAAATATGTTGGTGTTTTCACCGAATGAACCCATCAATGATAGGAAGTAATCTGTTCCTGCCGTATCTAAAGATGAATCAAAGATCTCATCAAGCAGTAGTAGGTTTGTATTGACAGAGTTTTTCATCTTGGCAATCTGTCGCCATGTGAATAGAATTGATAAGTCAATACGCATCTTCTCACCTTCAGAGAAAGAAGCATATGTAAAGTCATCACGATGTCTTGACTTAACAATCTCATTGAATGCTTCATCTAACTCGAAATGAATATACGCATCCATAGCATTTAAATACTTGTTGATGAGTTTATTCATTACAGGTAAATACTCACGAATAATTGCTGTCTTAATTCCAGTGTCTTTTAAAAGAATCGAAGCAACTTCTTCTAGATTTCTTTGTTCTTGTAAAGATGTTTTGGTACTAATTTTAGTAATGGCATCAGTAGCAAGTTCTTTTAACTTACGCTTCTCTTCATCGATATTTGTCGTATCAGTTTTTGTGCTTTCAACTTCAGCCTGCATTTCTTTAATCTGTTTATTGAGCAGGGTGATTGTTGAGTTTCTTGTAGATAGTTCAATATTCTTATCGGTAATTTGCGATTGTACTTCATTGATTCGAGATAACTTTTCATTAAGATTGGAGAGGACAGTTTCAAGTTCACCAATCTTTTTGTTGTTGTCCAACATTTTTGCATTAAGGTCTTTGATAATGGTCTCTTTGTATTCTTCTGCGATATCTTGGTTACAGCTTGGACATACATGGTGCTCACTAAAGAACTCTGTGTTATGCTCGCAAGTTTCGATCTTTTGAAGCAACTTTGATTTGATTGATTTGGCTTTCTCAATTCCTTCAGTAACATCTTCCTTATCATTGATGCTTGCTTTAAGAGTATCGATCTGCGAAATGATAAGTTCGATCTCGCCCTCGACAGATAAAATCTCAGTAGAGTTTGCAGAAATCTTGGATAAGATGTTGTTGATATTTTCTGTTTTCGCTTCAGTGATTGTTTTGATAATCGCTTGTTGTGAGTCAACCTTATCTTTTGCACTGGCAATCTCGTTTTCAATTTTGAATATGGCATCTTTAGTTTCCTGTGCCTTTTCTTTCAAGAGTTGATTCATTGTAGAGAAAATGCGAATGTCAAGAATGTCTTCAATAACTTCTCTTCGTTGAGTTGTTGGTAACTGCATAAATGGAACAAACGACGCAGAACCAAGAATGACAACCTGTGTGAATGTTTTGTAGTTTAACTTTAGGATTTGTTGTTCAAGAACTTTTTGATAATCACGAGATGCTGCATCTTGATTGAGTAAGTCTCCATCAGACCAAATCTCAAATACATTTGGCTTTATTCCACGGATGATTTTATAATCTTTTGTACCTATAGAAAGTTCTATTTCAACAAGACAGTTCTTTCCATTGATGGAGTTGACCAACTGCCCCTTATTAATATTACGAAATGGTTTACCAAATAACGAAAAGCACAATGCATCTAAGATTGTGCTCTTACCTTCACCATTCTTACCAATAATAAGAGTTGTTGGGGATTTGTTTAGTAATACTTTATTCGGTGAATTACCAGTGGATAAAAAGTTCTTCCATTGTACAGACTTAAATTCTATCATTCAGCTTTCCATTTCATACCCATAGACTTATAAATGAACTTCATTATAAAATTGGGTTTCTTTTTAGAGATAATAGTAATTGGCATGGCATCAACATTAATAGTAAAGGATGGGCTACCTAGATTAGTAGACAAGGTAGTCCATGTACTATTAGTTCCACCATTTATTAGAAACTGTCCTGAACTACCATCAATGCTTCTTTGACGATTCAGTTCTTTTGCATATAATCTACTTGGTTCATAATCCAACTCAAGTGGAATCTGTTCTGTCAGTGGAAAGAAATACTCTATGTTAAGTTGTTGCATTATACCACCTCCACATTAACTGCTTCAGTATACAGAGTCCTCATAAAAGTTTTGATCTGTTCTTTATCAACATCCGTCTCAACCGAGTCAATGTAATTAGCAAGTACAGATAGCGTATCTTCAAGGTTAATTTCCTCACCGATCTCACCATCTTCAAACTCTGATAGATCTTCAATAATTTTGATTTCATAACATCCCTTATTATACAACTTCTGAATAAACTTGTCAAATTTATAGAAGTCATTTTTATTCACAACAACCAGTTTTACAAACTTTTGATTTAGATCGATTGCATCGAGGTCGATGGGCTCTTGCTCTTTGTCGTTGTATTCGATTCTTTCAAACATAGTATTTGGATTTGGTATGAATTCGAGTCCTCTGTTGTTGAGATCAAACAGGTGGAATCCTCTAGTGTCTTTGTAATCCTGCCAAGTAAGTTCATAGGGATTGCCGAGATAGTAAATATGACCATCATCTGAACGATGATGATAATGACCAGAAAACACAAGGTCAAACTTATTAAATGTTTCTTTAGATAATCCTTCATTGGATTGCATTCCTCTATACATGGCGAATCCTGCGATCTCGAAATGTCCCATGCAAATTTCGGCAGTTGTAGTTTCTAATTCATCCAATGATGCCTGATAGTTTTCTGGACATATCCATGGCATCATACAAATGTTAAACCCACCAACATCAATCGTTGTGGGTTTGTCTATAACTTTAATGTTTTTATATTCTTTTAATAGAAGGTCTGGTGAGTTCACATCATTAGTATTCTTATAGTAAGTGTCATGATTACCAGCAAGCATATAAACAGAAATGCCTCGATCAGAAAGTTTGTTAAAGAACATTTCTTTGGCTCGTTGGAGTGCGTAGAAATTAACATATTTCCTACGATCAAAAGTGTCACCAAGAATGAGAACAGTATCAATACCCTGCTGATCAAGTGTAGTAAAGAAAGTGTTATCATAGAATTTTTGGAAGAAATCTAAGAATGCAATACTATCATTTCTTGCACCAAAGTGTTGATCTGTAATAATGGCTACTTTCAAAGAAAACCTACCTTTCTTTCTTTCGCTTTGTGCTGTTGTTCGTTGAACACTTCAGCGATAGAATAACTGTCTTTAATTTCTGGCAAATCGACATTAAGTTTTTTCGCTAAAGTAGTTGCCTGTCCATAATTTAATACATCAAATGTGACAATGTCAAAGCATCTTCCTGGACGAACTAATGCAGAATCAATGTCACGGATACTTGGGAGATTGGTAGAGAAGATCATCTTCTTACCTTTGGTTGTAACAAGACCATCACCAACATTTAAGAATCGATGCATCATTGTATTGCCATCGCTACGTGACTTCAGGAATGCATCGCTGTCTTCAAGAACCATAACTTCTGCATCATCTTCGATAAAGCGAGCAAAGAAAGCATCCTTCTCAAGAATTGCTGCGTCATATGTAACGATTGCTGAACAATTACGATGTGCAAGCAGACCACGAATAAATGTAGTCTTGCCAGTTCCTGGAGGTCCAATTAGTAGGAGAATGTTTGCAGAAGATTCCATGTAACGATCGTAATAAGATTCTAGTGACTCGTCTTTAAGAAATGGGTACATTTCTTCGACAGGAAGACGATCACGATTTAATGGAACATTTACAGAGTTGCCATCACTACCATAAATCCATTCAATGTATGAAGTTACAACAGAGAAGTTTTCTTCAACGATTTCGATAACATCATCAGCAAAATCAGTATCACCGAATGCACGAACAGTTGTTGAGTTGCTGTTTACATCGAACTTGATAAAGTTATTTGTTTCTTCTTCAATAATAAATCCATTAGAAGAATTTGTTTGAACAAAAAGAAAATCTTTAAAGTTTGCTTCTGCCCAGGTTTTCCATGTGTCACGATTTGCGAGAACAGTTGTCTCTCGTTGAACAGTGGAGTTGTTGGCAATCACACGACGTTCCATAATCTGAGATGTGATTAGATCATCAAAATCAGAAACACCCAAAAATATTTTATTATCTTCCATAATATCTTTCAAATTAAACTGCCCATCAGTGGCATCCCATGTAAATTTTCTAAGAAATCTTTCAGTACGCTTTTTTGCTCTTACTTTAGATCTTCGACTTGCTCTTGCTAGTGCTGGTTGAAATCCAACAGTACCATCACCCAAGTCACGAATCAAGTCTCTTATCGATCTGCTCACTGTCATCATCTTCACCTATAAAGTCATCTAAATTCGTTTGTTTCTTTTTCTTCGCTTTTTTGCGTTCTATAAATGTATCATCGAAAGTATGATTCTGTTGCATAAAATCCATATATGCATTATGATAATCTTTATCATCACCCTCTTGGACTTCAAACATCTCAAATGGCATATCTTGAATCAACTTACCTTTAATATAACTCTGCTTCTTTTCTTTGGCAATCCTGCGAAGAAAAGCATACCATATAATTTGGGTGAAATAAGCAAATGGATTGTTAGATTTTGAGGGATCGAAGTTATCAATATACTGAATGCAATTTTCAATACCATCGCTAATCATATCATCACGATACGAGTAGTTTATAAAATTTGGTTTATAAGAAAGATGGGTTGCTATTTTTAGAATACACTCACCGATATAATTACTAATTTGTGGTTTCGGTAAATTGTTTTCTTTAGCGTGTTGAACTTTCAGTCGATACTCTGAGATAGCTGCAAGAAAATCAGCGTTGTTTACGTATTGAGCCATAGCATGGGAGTTCTTTCATAATTAATATACCGTAAGTATACATCAAAGTTATTGAAAAGACAAATCTTTTTTATTGTTACAATTTAGATTTGCTTTTATATTTGTCTTGGGGCATAATCACTGTGTTAGGGTTGATAAAGAGATTAGTGTACTGTATCGTTTCCTTGAATATAAGTTCTTTCTTCCTCTTTCTCTGTCGGTTCACCACCGACAATCTCTTGTAGCATATTGATTCTCTTTCTGACTTCTTCTACCGTAAGAGGTTCATCTTCCCAAGTAAGTTCTTCTTTGGTTTCTTTTGTACCCTCTTTTGACATAAAAGATACTTTCTCATGCTCTGCAACAATACGACGATAGTGAGGAATAAAAAGATGATGAAGTTTCTTACAAAAGACTATATCTTTTTTATGTATTACAAAAACTCTATCATCGGAGAATTGACAAAGCGGAGATGCAGTGATGTGTTCACGATTTGCTTCTAAGACTGGAATGGTGCGAATGCACATTGGAGTTTCAAGTAGAATTGCATCATCATCTTCTTCACGCAAGACAGCCATCATCTGTTCACCAGATGTTAATTTCAATATAACATACAACTCTGTGCCATCTAACATAAGTCCACCTCTACTATTTTAGTTTTAAATTCCTCTTCAGCATAGGTTTTATACCTTTCTGCTGCATGATTTAGAGTATGGTTTTTCCAAGACTTCCAATGAAGGTCATCCGCTATATCAAATAAATTACAGGATGTTTTACCATCTTTTAATCTTAATCCACGACCAATACTTTGCAGATTACGAATCTTGGATTTACTTGGCGATGCGAAAACGACATTCTCGATAGACGGTATATTGATCCCAGTTGAGAATGTACCAAAACTAGCAATAATAATAGCATCACTTTCGTCTTCTGTAATGTGACGAATTGCTTCACGATCGGTGACTTCTGTCCCACCATATACAAAAAATACCTTTCTAGTATCATGTGCTTTATTCTTAATTAACTCGTAGAGAATCTTTCCATGTTTTTCAACATACTGAAATAGAACAAGCGTGTTTCCTGTTGAATTGATTGCCAGATTACGAATAAATTTATTTCTTTGTTCACAACCTACAAGCCAATCAATTTCCTCTTGATACGTATTGTTCTTTCTTTCCTTACGAATCTCTTCTGAGTATTTCAAAATAAGACACATAATATTTAGTGTTGCGAGTTTATTAGAATCCATCAATGCTTTGGTAGTAGTTACCCTATGGATTGGACCAAAGATCCCTTCCAATACCAAACGATGAACTTTCTTGTTATCGATAGTACCAGTGGTTCCAACTCTATAACGAATTGAATCCATCTTTTCCATAACAGTCGTTAAAGACTTTGCTTTGAATTGATGTGCTTCATCACCAAAGATAACATCGAATTGTTTGAACCAAGACTTTGGTTGTAGATAAACTGATTGCCATGTTGTAATTAAAACATCTTTAGTGAATTCTTTAGTGAATCCACTATACAATTTTTGGCAATGTTGTTTTGTTTCCCAACCATTGGCAGAAGAATAATCTTCAAAGTCCGTATACAACTGTTCAACCAGAGATGTTGTTGGAACTATAATGATACATTTACGATTATTTTCTAAATGCCAACGCATCGTTGTATAAATGATAAATGATTTACCTGATGCAGTTGGAGATAGTAGAAGTGTTCGCTCTCTATCAAGTGCAGTCTTTACTGCTTCGACTTGATAGTCACGAATCTCAATAGGTTTGCCATGACCCATCGGCTGTAATGATTTGGCATAATCTTCAATCTGTTCGTGCGTTATACCATTGGATGTAGAGATATCTGTTTTGTATGTAATTGAATAATCATTTCGTTCGCAGAACTGCTGAACATATTCAATCAAACCAATGTAAAGAGTTTTTCTTACTTGGTCATATAAACGAACTTTACCATCCCATAGTCTGGCACGATATTGTGGTGTAAATCTTGCACCTGGATATTCATAGGTAAAGAAGTCTGTTAGTTCCTGTTCAATACTAGCATCAGAAAACACACGCATGTAGACTTCATCTAACTTCTCAATAGTTACCATTACATTCCTGCCAAGAATTTCTTCCATTCAACTGCAGTTTTAATCTGCCAGTCTCTGGCTTTAATTTGTTGAAGAACTGATTCAAGAAAATAAATCATCGTTTCAAGATATTTGATTTTGATATCCATAGTGTTGAGTTCGGCATCACCTTTTAGGAATTCATCCATTTCATTCTTGATTGGTTTGACACCTTGCCATTGATCCCACTGCAGATCTTGTAACTCATCACGAGAAAGTTCGCCACGATAGTAGCGAAACTTATTCTTACGAGTTAGGTTGTAATCTGATGAGAGTTTGGTGTGCTTGAGTTTAACCTGCACAAGTATCTTTAAATACTTTGCATGTAGTTTGGGAGTTGCTGTGGAATTTTCACCGAGATAATTGTCATCGATCTGACAATCTTTGTCCCACTCTTCTTGCAATTGTTCAATATTCATAATAACCTCACATTTATATAACTGCTATTATACCACAGTTATTACAAAAAATCAAATTTGTCTTACAAGAATTTGTAAAGTGCGTATCGGAAAGTTGCATTTCCAATTAGATATTGGACATCATTATTTGTTCCTGCAAATTGCAGAGAGTCAATACCAATAGGAAATAGATCAATAAATTGCACTGTCTTTGCAGTAGCATTGTTGGCTGTTAAGATCTGTAGTGTAGCATCAGAATAATTTTTTGCCAACTCGCTATAATTAGCAGTGTCATTACCTGTGAATGTTATATACTGATCATATGATTCTGGGAAACCAAGAGCAACAATCCAATTGTAGATTGATTGATAGTTTTCCATATTTTCATCAACTAGAAACTGCACTGTAAGTTGATCATATGTTAATGTTTCACCAGGAATTGGAGCAATATTAAATGGATTACCAAACTCAGGTGCACCCAAAGTAATTCCAGGAAGATTAACAGACTGACAGAAAAAAGAAATTTTCGGTAATTTTTGAATGTTAAACAGGAATCCATTAGGTGATAATGGATTTATGTTAGTTGGAACAGGACATGTGATTGTACTAGCCATTTTGTCTTTTCTGGATAAGTGTCATACTATTATTTAGGAATAAAAAAGAGGGATCCGAAGATCCCTCTAAAGTACCGCTTCTATGTCGGCTTAGTGCCAACTCGATGGATTACATCAAGTTAGTTACTTTAACACGACGGTAGTAGTAGTTTGCGTTCGCAGTTAGATCACCAGTTGAACCAGATGCATCATCTAGGTCAACGAATGGATTAGCAACTAGACCATAACGAGTCTTGAAGCCGATCTTTGGTTGGAAGCTGTTTGGATCAACAGCACGAACCATTTGTAGTGGAACATATGGGCAATAGAACAAACCAGCATCGAATGCTGAAGTACCCTTGTAACCAACTACGAAGAACTGAGTTGCAGATACGTTGGCAGTGTATGGATCAACATATACTTTGTACTTGCCGTTTAGAACACCAGCAAAAGTAGTAGAAGTATCATCGATATTCAATGCACTGTTACCTTGTAGTGCTGGAGTGTAGTCAAGAACACCAGCCATCGCTAGAGCAGACGCTACGTCAGCTGAAGTGATGATGAAGTTACCACGACCACGACGAGTTTGTTGACCGATTGCATTGGCTTCACGCTCGATTTGGAACATTAAACCTTTGAACTTCTCAACAGACCAACGACCATTAGAATCAGTATCTAAGTCGAAAGTACCAGCAGTAGTAGTACCAACTGCTGCACCTGCTTTTGCAGTTTTGTAGATTGTACGGATAACTTCACGATTGATTTCAGCAAGGATCTCTGTTGAAAGAATGTTGCTCAATTCGCCTTCAGCATCAAGACCATGAACAGATTTCATATCTTGTGCTAGTTCGATTGAGTACTCAGCTTTCAAGGCACGAGTCTTAGCAGTTACAGAAGTTTTCTCGATAGAGAAAGCCATTGCACCGAAAGAACCATCACCAGTGCCACCTTGACCAAGACGCTCTGCTGCAGATGTTGCTAGACCAGTACCAGTAGTTTCAGAACCACCGAAGTCATAAACACCAGAGTGAGTGCCAGTACCAGCGAAGTCAGTATCTGCTTCGTTGAATAGAGCCTCAGTACCACCTTGAGTGCTGTAACGTGACTTCATTGCGAAAATTAAGCCAGTTGGTTGAGTCATTGGTTGAACACCAGCAACATCATAAGCGATAAGTTGTGGCATTGCACGACGAACCAAAGAGATTAGAACTGGATCAAACTTAGCGAAACCGCCAGTATCACCATAAGAGCCAACAGCGTTAGCTGGTGCTGCTTCGTTCAACTCGCCCATTGCTTCGTGACCACGACGCAATTCACGCTCTTGATTTTCTAATAGAACTGCAGTAACTTCTTTAATGTAGTTATTTTTGATTGGGGATGCAGCTTCTGAGTTCAGAACTGGAGCCCACTTCTTAACTAAATCTTGACGATTGATAGTCATTTTATTTTCCTTTATTTATTTTTGTTGAGTGCTGATAGATACGCAGACATAGTTGGATCAAGTTTTGGCTTGTTCTCTTCTGTCAATGTTTCTACTGGAGCATCAGTAACAACTGATTTAACATCAGCAGTTGCCTTTGTTGTGAAATAATTTTCACGGATAGTCTTTACTTTAGTCTCAAAAGATTGTGCATCTTCGTATGACAACTCTTCAACAAGACCAGTAAACTTTTCTACTTCAGTGTCAGTTAGACCTTCACTGATTGACTTAACGATTTCAGCACGCTTCTGTTCAGCGATAGTCTTAGACATCTCGATGTTAGTTGCCATCTGTTCATTAAGTTTTGCTTCAAGTTCTTCAATCTTGTTTTCCATTTCGCCAAGCACATCGAAACGCTCTTCAGGAACATCGATGTAGTGCTCTTCGAATAGGTTCTTCATACCAGCCACGAAACTCTCAAGAATTTCAGACTTCATTCCACGCTCTAGGGCAATTTCATTATCTTTCATCCACTGCTCAGCTACATAGCCGAGATATCCATCAACTTGTTCAACAAGACCCTCTACATTCTTTGCAACTTGCTCAGCAAGTTTGCTTTCGAATTCTTCTTCTAATCGTGCTACTTCTTGTTTAACACGATTCATAACTGCAGCTTCATAAATGGTAGTTGCTTTCGCTTTGAACTCTTCAGAAAGTTCTTCACCATTCATAAGTGCATCAATATCTTCCTTGACACCTTTTAGGTGGCTAGGCTCAGCTGCAACCGCACCTTTGGTCGCTGCGTTTTCTTTCTTAGAAGTACCACCCTCTGCTTCTTTTTCATCTTCGACATTGTTTTTAGCATTGTCTGGGTTTGGATTTTCTGCAGCAGGTTTAACTTCTTCTTCAGTGATCTCTTCCACAACCTCGTCTGCTACTTGCTCAGCAAGTTTTGCTTTTTTAGATTCTGCTAAGATTTCAGCAATTTTTTGTTCGATTGACATCGTTTTCTCCTGTAACTGGATAGTTCTGTTATATTATTTATTATTTATCTGATTTTACTCAGAAACTTTTGGAAAGCGACTATCTTTGCTTCCTCTAAATTACGAGAAGAAGTTTTTCTAATAATAGCTTTAACTTCTTCAATATGTTTTTCCACAAACTTTCCATCAACAAATACCCACTCTTTATTCTCCATAATGCCTCTAACATAAGCGTCAGGAGCAGAAGGGTCGGCAACGATGTCAGCTGCAGTGGACAGCATAAAATCGTCTTGAACAACTTGAATACCATCTTCATTTACTTTAAGAGATCCAAGTGCTCGACTAGAAACTCCAAGGTTAGCACCGCCATCTAAAAGACCACGAGCAATTTGACCCATTGGAGTTTCAAGAATCTTTGCTCTGCCGATATAATTTGTACCTTCTTTTTTCAAAGAAGTGATTAGGTGGGATACTCTATCAAGGTTAATTGATGGGGTGTCTGGGTGACCTAGTTCGCCATAGGCACGATTATTATCAACAGACTCTTTAATGTAACGAGCAACTTCACGATCCATTGTACTTTCTTTGTACATACGATTGTTGCGGTTAGTGATTTCTGATTGAAGGAATACACCTTCAATAAAATATTCTTTACCCTTACCCTCATGGAGTTCAGTAACAAGATTAACTTTTTCTGTAACTTCTCTAATAAGTCTCATTTAATTAACTCCCTACTGCAGTTTGATCATCGTATGCACCGAATACTGCAGTTTCTACCTTAGTAGCATAACCACCAACTTTGCGTAAAGTTAAGTATACTTGTGCTTCTGCGCCAGCAACTGTGACAACAACATCACTGGTATTTTCAATACTGTCAACAAATCCGTAACCAGCAGAAAAATCTAAATCACCAGCATCAGCACCATTAAGTGTTAAAATGTTAACTGAATTTCTAGTGATAGTAATAGTACTGTTATTTAATCCGCACCATTTACATGCAACAATATTAGCTGTTTGTGTCGCACCAGATATTGCTTGCGTGCTAGCTAAACAGTCAGTTTGTAAATCAATAGTTGAACTTGCAGCAGTGCCAGCAACCTTAATAATGGTTTCCTGATTTGTATTTTTAAGAACTGTTTTAGTAACTGCCATCTTTATTCCTCTATTTGTTTAAGCACATGAAAGAAATTCTCTTTTGATTCTCTCATATACTCAATAATCTCTGTTTGTTTTTGTAATAAATTATTTAGGTGTTCTTGAGTTCGCAAATCAATTGCTACAATTGAATCGTCTTCAAGTACATAATGCAATTTATTTTCAACAAGTCTATCAAGTTTATTTAACTTTCTAATTTCATGAACAACTGGGTCTACACTAAACATATGAGAAGAAGCAAGCTGTAAGTATGTTTCGATTAGCGTATCTGTAACTTTAACATCGTAATATTCTTTAATAATATTCGCTACTGTATGTTCAGACAATTCCTCGTATAGTTCTTTTGATACTTCTTCTTCTAATTGATGCGAAATGTAGTCTTGTTTAATATGTTCTCTTGCTTCTTCTAACTCTGTAAACTCTGTTTCAATACCATTTATTAAAATTTTACCGTCATCAGTCTTTTCAATTAACTGAAGATAAGATCTAATGCTTTCAACAACATTAGATCTTTTAATAGATTTGGTAAACTCAGTATAATACATTAGCCAACTTGTTGTTCTGGCTCAACAGGATTTTCTTCAACAACTTCTTCTTGAGTTTCCTGTCCAGCAAACATGCTTTGTGCTACATCAGCACGCATAGTATCTAATCTTGTAGATAATTTTTCTGCCATTGCAGCTGCAAAAGCATTTTGTGTTCCTAAAGCATCACCAGAGGCAATCGCATCTACTAAATTGTGTACTGTTTCATTCATAATATTCTCCTGTTAATTTGGCCAAGTGCCAGTTTTTAGTTGTTTAACTTTAGCTGACTCTCGTTGTACTGGTTGTTCCTCTGTTGCTTGATCATCTTCTTGTGGCTGTTGTTCTTGCTCTTCAGGTTGTTCAGTATTCTGTGCCATATAATTTTGTGTTGCAGCTTGTTGTGCACCATCTAACATTCCTGCTTTTTCTGCTTGACCAAGTTGAATTTCTTGTTCATCAGAGATTTCTTTTTCAATCTGCTCAATCTCATCTTCATCTAAACGAAGAATATTTTTACGAACCCAAGTTTGGCTATAATATTTACCAACATATGGATCCAATGCTTGCAGACTTTGAATTCTTTGCATTAGAATTTCAGAATCTTTTAGTTCAGAGAAGTGATTGTCTTCTAGATAATCATACTTCAAGAATGGACGAATCTCATCCCATTCATCTGCACGAATAACACCCTTTGCGATTAGTTGTACTCTTAATGCGTTAGAGAACAACACGCTAAATTTCTTACGAAGTCTAACAATAAACTTATTAAACTTAACTTCATCACGAGAAATCTCTTGTGAACGACCAATACTAAAACCTTGTTGTGGTTGTAGACGACTAATTGGCACATTCAATGCATGATAAAGTTTACCTTGGAAGTATTCGATGTCCTGAATCTCACCCAGATTTTGTCCACCTGGAAGAGTAGTAATCTCTGTGCCTTTACCACCCTCACGACGAGGCATCCAGAAGTCTTCCATCATTGACAAGTGACGACGATCGTCACGAGTTTCACCAGTAGTTGCATCATAAACAATCTTGTTACGGAACTTATTCATAATGTCCGTTACATACTGCTCTGCTTTCAACTTTGGTAAATTACCAACATCAATGTAAAAAATTCTTCGTTCAGGTGCACGGCTGATACGATAGATGACCAAAGAGTCTTCAATCATCTTTAATTGATTTACTGGTTTGATTGCCTTATGTAGATAAGACATCATCATTCCAGTATTTTGATCTACATATCCTGATGGAGCATAGACCACTGAATCAAGAGCCAACTTAACACCTTGTGTTGTTTGCTCTGTAATTCCTTTGTCGTTGTAAAGATAATATTCTTCGATCTCTTTTACAACATCAACACCTTGTTTGTTTCTCTCTTTTTTAATATTCTTAATGCGACGAATTTTACGAGGATCGATGTAACGGAGTTCAACGATACCCTGTTTAATATTATTTTCGTCTATAAGAATTTGATAATATAATCTTCCATCGATATACCATGAACGAAAAAGTTCATGTGCTCTTTCATCAAACTTTAATATACGGAGTACATTATCAAATTCTTCTTTAATTTTACTTTTAATTGAAGCAGAAACTTTTAATTCATCTAATTTTAACTCAACAGATCGTTTATCCTCATCTGCAACGATTGCTTCATTTACGATATCTTCAATCGCACCATCACAATCGCTATACTGAGAAACCTCACGATAACGACGAATTAAATCATTTTCATTTTTAATCGTGCCCTCAAGATCCATGACCATACCGTAGTGCCCACCAGCATTAACACCAGTGTTTACTACAGTTGATCCTGTCTCAATTGGACTAGGAGGAACTACACTCGGTAGTTCCTGTCCTTGTTTACGCTTTATCTCAAAGCCAAATAGTTGCATAATGTAAAAACCTCAGTTAATTATTAAAGAGGGAACGAACCAACTGGAGTGTCGATAGAAACATTGACACCAAATCCAGCAGCTGCCCCAGTGTTTGAAGTAAAGAAGTTATATGTAAACTCTACGTCAAACTGTTCAATTGCATTTTGTTGCTCGTAATCTAAGCCAACAGCTGAGATAGCAGTTGGGAATGCATCTACAAATTTATAACTCTTGATAATTGCTCCGTTGCGATCTAGTTGGTGAACATTCAAGTCAACTTGATAATCAGTTGGGTTAATACGACCATTGGTAGTATTATAATTCTGAATACCAGATTGCCACTGTTCTAGTGCATTACGGATACCAAAAGTTGTATCGTTGTAAATTGTTACTGTCCATGGTTGGAAAGTTCTTTCACCAGCAAAGTTCACTGGGCGACCACGATAGAGAACAGGAAGTGTCTCGATTGTAGAAGCAGGTAACTGAGCAGCTTTACACAAAAACTGTGCACGCTGTCCTGCTACCACACCCAATGTAACATAAGATGGGAAAGATAATTCAACACGGAACTGATTCGGGCGAGCACCGCCACCAATCATTTGCGCTTTAAAATCAGCAATATTTGCCATTTAATTCTCCTTGTTCTTATCTTTATTTATCTGTTATTAAGCACCAATTTCGCTGAAGTTAATCGCAGAGCGAGCAGCAACGAAGTTGAGAGTAATAAAGTTGATAGAACGATTTGGCTTAACGAAGATATCAGCAACGAATTCGTTACGATCGATAACTTCACCTGTGTTGTTAGACTCATCGCACTTAACAACGAAATCAGTAATACCACGACGACCTTGTACATCACGGAGGAATGGCTCCACCAAGTTCTTAAACTGTGCACGAGTAAATCCATCGTTGAATTCGAACAACTGGAATTTAGCAGCAGTTGCAATCGCCTTTTCCATAACGATGAATAGACGACGAACATTGATACGATCGAATGCACTTGGTTTAGCCAATAGAGTCTTGTCACCGAATAGAACAGTTCCTTCTCCTGGGAAGGTAACAACAGGATTAACACCTTTCTTGTAAAGAGTGTCACGCTGTGTCTTAGTTGGATTAACTGCTAAGCGAACAACATTCTTAATTTGACCACGATTTAGACCACCTGGAGAGAACCATGGATCGTTAGTATAGTCAGTACGAGCACACAGACCAGCCACATCACCATTTAATGGGACATAACGATATTTGTCATTGTAACGATCGTATTGATACTTAGCACCAGAGTCCATAACTGCGTATGATGTGCTTGAAATTGCATCACGGTATGCAGTAATATAACCAATTTCTGTAGAGGTTGCTCCGATAATTGTATCACCATTTGATACTCTCTCTGGAGAAATCAAAGCGATACAATCTAGACGAGTTTCGCAGATATTGCTAATTACGTACTGTGCAACGGTAGTAGATGCTTTACCTAGCATAACTAGAGAAACATCATACTGTTCAGCATTGGCAAATAATGCAAACGCACTAGTTTTTTCACCATCAGTTAATGCGTAGTCATCTGTACCACCAGAAAGAGATACAGTTTGAACGGCAGTTAGTGTTTTAAATGTAGAACCTGCAGCAGTAGCACCCCATGAAGTAGTGCCTGTTACTGCAGTTGGGTGATCCATCCACCAGATATATTCTGAACGACTGTTGATGGCATCTTTGTAATAGTTATTTGTACCATCAGATTTTTTACCATCAGATGCTTTTGAAAGAAATGCAAATTTCTCTAAAACAGATCCCGCTGTACCAGTCCATAATCCGTCTTCATCGATAACGATTACATGAACTTCATCACCAGACCCACCTACGCTTGCAGCGTATGGAGAAGTTCCTGGAGCAGCATCAAATTCAGATGCGTATGTCCAACCAGTAAAACCAGCAGAGTCTGCTATAGAAACTTTTAGGCTATTACCTAAAGTTCCTGGATACTTTGCTGCCCAAGTACCGACAACACCAGCACCTGCGGAAAAGGTAGAGGTATAAGTTTCACCATTGATAATTTTTAGACCAGCAGTTTGAATAGTCGCTGTTCCAGTCGCAGTAGTTCCAGATGGAGGTGCTGCGATTGTTAGTGTTGGAGCAGAAGAGTAACCAGTTCCAACTGTAGTGATGGTAAGACCAGTAATAGTAGAAGAGGAAAGTGTAACCGCACCAAGTGTTGCAGCAGTAGTTGGTGTACCACCAGATAATGCTACTGTTGGGGCAATTTTATAACCAGATCCAGCTGTGGCTACTGTAATCGAAGCAACAGTTTGTTGTGAATTGTTGCTAAGAGTTAAACCAGTTGTTGTACCTGCAGTAGTAACGATAGCCACATCACCTGTGGTAGTTAAAGTGAATCCTGTTACAGAAGCACCAGAACCAGTGATAGCAGAAACTTTATATGTTGTTCCAGTTGTATAACCAGTGATAGTTGCTGTACCAGATATTGTTCCAGTAAGAGTAATTAAATCTCCAACTGTTATAGTAGTTCCAGTACAAGTAAATTGACCACCAGTCCCAGAAACTGCAGATCCAGAAATAGTTGGTGTGGTCATTACTGCAGTAGCAGTCGCACCAGAACCAGTATCACCTGCAGCTGTAGTAATAGTTACGGTCGGTGCGGAATCATATCCAGCACCCGCAGTTGAAACTGCAATCGCAGTAACTGTACCACCAGATAATGTTGCGGTAACAACAGCTTGTGTTCCACCTGCATCATCTGGAGCACCAACTGTTACTGCAGGAGCAGCAGCAGTAGAGGTATAGCCAGATCCTGCAGCAGTGACAGTTACAGTACCTAGACCACCTGTTGGGGTTGCCACAGCATTCAAGTGTCCAGCGTCTGCACGAACTAGCAATAGGTTATTTGTATAAGATAGGAAGTTCGCAGCAGTGAAGAAAGAACTAAAGTTACTATCGTCTGGTTTACCGAAGCGACGAACTAAT